ACGATTATATCTCCCCGCATACATTGCAAGCCAATATGGAATTGCTGGCCTTGCACCCCGAAGCGGATGTCCTGGAATATCCCGTATGCGTCTACCACGGCACGGCAAAAGCCTACCGTTATACGCCCGGAACATGCGAAATCACGGATTACACCGGATGGGCACACCGCAAAGGCTACATACATAGTTATGCTTGGAACAAAATCTATAAACGCTCGTTGTGGAAGTCTCTCCGCTTCCCGGAAGGCAGATGGTATGAGGATGTCTTCACCATCCCGGCCGTATTGCGCCAAGCACGATACATCCTGCGTTCGGACAAAGGGCTATATTATTATTGCAGTCGACAAGGCTCTATCTCCAACACCTTCTGTGACAAGGGCATCAATGACCTTCTCCAGGCCAACCTCACGCTATATCGCACATTGTCCGACAATACAAACCTTAACGACAAGGATTTGGACGATGCTTACTTACACTTGTGCGACCATCAGATCATACGAATACAATTTGGTGGTACCCTTTGCATTCCCGAACGCAAAATACCATTGCGCCGCGCCTTGTTCGCCCGTCGCCCGCTGAACTACCGCATCAAAGCTATACTGAAGGCACTGAGCGGCAACCGCTATTGCGGTATTGTAGCACGAACCCGTAAAGTACTCAAACGATGAACAAACCGTCAATCAGCTTCATTATCCCTTATTATAAGGTAGAGCTTCCGCTACTTGCCCGCGCCATAACAAGTATCTTGCGCTTGGGACAAAAGGCCGATTGGGAAGTTTGGGTCATAAACGACGGTACGCCCGGACACGAAGCGGAAGACTACCTCGGTTCACTGGACGACCCGCGTATACACTACCATGTCCAGCCTAACTTAGGATTAGGAGGGGCAAGGAATACGGGCATGGAAATGGCTCAAAAGGAATATATTCAATTTTTAGATGCGGATGATTTTCTATTCCAAAAAGCTTTTTCCCAGATTTTGGATGTTTTAGGAGAAAAACATCCGGATCTTTTATCATTCGAGTTTAAAAAAGTCTATCATACGGGATTATGGGATACGAATGTCCCGGCTTGGCAAACAGTCTTTCAAGGAAGTGGAACTGATTTCATGCTCAAACACAATTTACACGGTTGTGCCTGGGGGTATGTATTCAAAAAGTCTGTACTCGACGGCCTGAGGTTCACATCCGGTATTTACCACGAAGACGAAGAGTTCACCCCACTTCTATTCCTAAAGGCACGGCATGTCATCATAACCAACCTACCGGCTTATGCCTACTTTCAGCGACAATACTCGATTATACACCATCCTGACAGGAAAATTATAAAAAAACGTTATTCCGATTTGCAGCATATCATTCTTTGCCTCACAGACAAAGGCCGACAAATGGAAGGTAATGCCGCCATAGCTTTGAACAGACGAATTGATATGTTGCGCATGTCCATGGTGTATACACTGTTAGGCGACAGCCCGGACACGGCTTTCCTGCTCGAAACATTGGAAAACATGAAACGGACGGGACTGTACCCCCTTACACCACGTTTCTACTCTTTCCCTTACACCATCGTACGTTGGTGTACTTTTAAACCATTATGTGCCGTCGTCCTCAGCAAAATGTTTCGCCTTTTTCAATTACGCCATGCAGGACATGCCTCATAACCGACCGATTGTTTGCACAACAACAAAATAACATAAAAAGAGTTTATGAAAGAGGTATATCACAAAGTATTTGACTATCTTTGTACTGTTCTAATTATAGAACTTTAGTTTAAAGGTATTAGAAAGGTATTTGGCAAGTCCTCGTACGTGAGTATAGGGACTTGTTTTTGTTTTTATAAACCGTACAATCCGCACTCTTATTCTTACTTGAACAGAAAAAACAAATAAAAAAAGCGACTATCCTTATAGATAACCGCTTGATTTTCAATTTGTAGCGTCTACGGGAATCGAACCCGTGTTGCATGCGTGAGAGGCATAAAGCTTTATCACATAAATAACTAAAATACAATAATATACAACGCAATAAATAATATACGTACAAAACACGTGCAAAACTCAACTTGTAATTTTTGTTATATTACTTAAAATACTCCAAAACCTCCTTCGATTGTTCTCTCAACCCGCATACAACATATCCTTCAGTCATAGTTACGGATGAATGCCCCATCATCCTGCTTATACTGTAAAGGTCGGCACCACGGAGATACAAATTCGTGGCAAAGCTTCTTCTTGCGGTATGGCTGGTAACGAACATCCATTTCTCCCCTGTTACCTCCTTCCCGGCCTTGAAGACTTTCACCCGTTCATTAATCCCGCATTCCTTACAGATATTCCGGATTATCTCATTAAATGCCATCTCTGATATTTCCCGGCTTATTACAACTCGTTCAATCAATTCCGCAACGATTGGCTTTAAGGGTACGGTTGCCTGTATTTTTGTCTTTTGGGAAACATACGATAAAAAGCCGTCCATCATATTCTCTTCGGTCATACGTGAATAATCGCTGCGCCTCATTCCGGAATAAGAGCCTATAAGGAACTGTGCTTGTACAAGTCGTTCATTCCCACTTTTGGCCTTATATCCCGAAAGTCGTTCGAGCTCACCATCGTTCAACCAAATAGATACGCATTTCTCATTTCTTAAATTGAGTATTTTAATATAGTCGTTCGGTATATGGAACTCTTCCGAATACAAATTTAATACGGCCTTAAACTTTGCAGCGTATTGCCTTGCCGAACTTTTGGCAACCCTTCCGGACATATAATCTATAAATTTCTGCAAACGAATTTTTGAAAGGCTTTCAAACGTACATTCACAACCGTTCGCCTCTTCATACATACGAAGTATTATTTCATACTTCGGGTATTTCTCCAAAAAAACTTTTCTTAATTCATATTTCATTTTTGCGCCTCCTCCATTTTACAAAGCATTTCACGGACTTTAATTCGTTCAACTCGTTCAACCCTTTCTTTCTCTTTCCGGATCAGAAAGTTTATTAATTCCGACTTATTAGGTACGGAATTTATAAAACGTTCCAAATCTGTATCAAAACGGACACTATAAACTTTCGTTTTACGTGGTTCAGCTAATTTCCTACCGGTCATTTCTTACCCTTTTTATTTTTCCTGTTTCTTATCTCGTTCCTCTTTTTCCCCGTGCATTGTTCTTTCTGATTTCTTCATTCATTTTTTCTTTCATAACATCTTTAAATTTAGGTGGCTGTTTTACTCCAGCCATGGCCATAATAAAGCCAATTACAGCAGCAAGGGCAATCCCCGCAAAAGGAATCCACAAAAGGCCCCCGAAAGTAACACCAAGACAAAGTAATATTATCAAAGCTAATAATAAAATAAAAGCAATAGGCATAATAAAAACCTCCTATATTAAATTAAACATTATTTTTCACCACCCAAATATATAATATATTCTTGGGAATCATGTTCTAAAATCCATTAAAACCCCTTAAACCCGTTTCCCCCTGTAAGTTGAGAAAATGAATTTATAACCATCCAAATAATACACGCTATTACAAACATATTATATAAATTATTTTATTAATCCTTATTCAAAAACTCATTTAATTTCTCCATGTCTATGCCGTCGGCTATCGCCAACACGACGCATACAAATATAATTAAATACATGTTTTATCCTCCTTTTCACTACCCCGCCGGCCGTATTACCGGCGGGGCATCATTGCAAGTAACGTTGGCCGAAGCCCCAACGCGCTATTATCGTATTGTCATGTGGTCGTTTTTATTAAACCATTCGAAATTATCGCGTACCTGTATAACGGGCTTTTGTTTATTGGCCGGCTTGCTCTTTGAGCTGGTGCGATTCAGTGGTTAATATTTGCAAACACTTCATTAATGCGTCTTGTACGGCTTGATATTCCGCCCTGTAATGTGCGTTTAACTCATTTACGGGCAAACCTTCGTATTTGTCATTTAATTCACAAATAGGGCATTTTTTGCGCTTACTATTTGATATATAAAGCCGTCTAATAGTTTTGCTTGGTTAATCATAGTCCTAACTGTTTTAAATAGTTGTTTGGATTATCAATAAATCGTTTTTTGTGAGTCTTTCGTACAAAGCCAGGCGGCGCAACCTTTTCGCCTTTTCCTTTTTATTGTATTCACAGCAATACGCCAGCCCTTCCAATAACAGGCGCAACCGCCACGCGCTTTTTGCCTCGCTTTTCTCGTTGTCGGTATGGGTTCTTATATTAAAACTCATCTCGTCAACTTCTTTTTTGGTGAATCTATATTTAATCATTTCTTCACCCTCCATCAGTTTAAAAACTCTACTTGTGTACCTCTGTAAAAATGGTCTGTATAACAGTCCGTCCCGTTTTTGCTTTCATAGTCCGGGAAATTAAACCACTTATCCAGATAATAGCGGCTTATTTCCTCCGGTGTTCCGTTTATTCTGGTAGTTACTGTATTAGTATTGCCTTGCTTGTCCTCGAAATGTACTTTTATTGTTGTCATAGCTTTCTATATTGTGCAGGGCTTCCGCCCTGCTGGTTAAACTTAAATATACTTATCTAATTCCTTTTCAAGTTCCGCGCGATCTATTTCCGGAAACAGTTCCAAAACCAAAGCTAAAGCCTTGCAATAGTTATTTGCATACTCGTCCGTATCCATCAGACGCAAAACCATTGTACACGGAATACTTTTATAATGGTTGCCGCTTTCAATTTTATAGGCTAATAAATTGCGCTTGTCTATAATTATATTGTTCATATTCTTGTCCTCCTAATTGATTATTAGTTTTTAATATCCTGCATACACTTTTCGTGGATATTGTTTAGATTCACTTTTATGCACGCAATACATATCAGGGTATAATCCCTCCGACTTGTTGATATTGCTTATATATGAATGTTGTGTTCTTCTTATGTATTCCAATCTGGAAGATGCAACAAAGTTGTATTCTTCACTACATGGATCGCTATATCCATAACCTAAAGAATCCAACATAAAGTTTAGCATCCTATTTACTTGCTTTTCAATATCATTATAGCTTTCCGTTCTCATATTTATTTCCTCCTATTATCTTTTAATTAAACCGCGTTACCTTCCCTCCGACATTGTAGGGCGCAACGTGTATAAATTCATTTCCGTATTTTTTCCATGCCCCAACGGCAAAAGGTTCTTTATTTGTTATGTCCTTCCACTCTTTGCCGTCCCATTCCTGCACCTCGTCCGTGCGAACGTGCGTACACTTCATTTTATACTCAATCGGTTCACCCTTGAAAAAGGCGGTATCTACTTTTGTTAAGTTCAAATAATACTTTGCAGCCTCCAGCGGTTCCAGGTTTATAGCCGTTGTAATCTCGTCATACATTGTAAACCCGACACCTTCAAAATAGGCGGTTAAAATCGTTCGTTTCATAGCTTTTTTATTTATTATTATTACCCTTCTTGTTTGCCCTCTCTGATTTGCGGATGTCCCAACGTAACAGTATCATGTTTTTACGTCTGTTTGCGCCGCCTTTACTCGCATTGTCATAATACGCCTGAAGTTCTCTTTTAAGCATTGTAATTTGTTCGATTGCTTTCATAATGATAGTTTTTTATGTTATTAATTTGTGCGTGTCCCGGAACTTGCACCGGGTGAACGGCGTTAAACCGTTCACGCTTTGACAAATTCGGAAAATAACGGCAATTTGTCTAATGACATTGCGGCGGTGTGTCCTCTTTGCCATCCGTTTTTGCTTTCCAATTCAATACAAAATGTTTCTCCATCTTTATACCTGTAAAGAGTGAATGTATAATTATTTGCGCGTTTCTTAAGCAGCTTTAAATTATTCATAGCTTGTTTCCATTCGCTTTCCTTTCGTTCAAATTCCCACCCCGTTTCTAAATCAAAGTAGATGGACTTATTTAACAGCTTCTTTACGCACGACAAACCAACATTGTACGTTTTCCCGTCGCTTTTTCCTTTTATAGTAGCAATGTTAAAGATTGTACGTCCGCAATCATCGCACGTTAACGGCGTACCGCTTTCAACGGTTTGCATACACACATTAATTAACTCGTATTCCTGTGTAGGTAGATTTCCCTTTTTCATAACTGTAATATTTAAATTGTTAATAATTCATTTTTCCGTATCCTCTGTATTTCCCCGGGCTTGGAACCGGCCGCCAAAAAGCGGGCTACATTACACGGAATGCGCGCCCGCCTTACCGGGACTTTAAACTACATTAGTACGCAAACATGCAGCCGTATTATGTGCCATAGCACCCGGACACGTCTACGAGTGTTTAGTTCTATCCCTCAACTTATATACCGCTTTCGGGATCGTGCGGCAATGGCTGTATGTTTTTTCGGATTCTTTTTTGGAACTTTCAAGGAATAAGGCTATATTTGCAAAGGAATGGAAAAACCGTTTGCGGGGCGGTACTGTCAATTTGCGCCCCGCGCGTGTCAGAACTTAACCGTTATAATTAATAGGTTTATTCTCCACACGCAAACAACGATTTTTAAAACCATTGCCAAACGGTTTATTTGGCTGATTCAAGTCAACCGCTTTCCCCGGGAACTATCCCCGGGGTTTTTGCTTTATAACCGTTTCCCTCAAAAATTCAAAGAACACCGCTTTTTTATCTCGTCGCATTAAAATGGCTACCAGTTCATAAAAATTTCGGTGGATTATTTGGAAGTTCTAACTAAACAAAGTACCTTTGTCCTCCGCCAGGGGGGGTACTTTATTTAGTTATCCCTTTCTTTGGGGTTGTGAGTATTGCTAGTACTTGCAACCCCTTTTTTAATCCATCATTTCAAAACTCGCTACAGGTGAAGATCCTTCTTTTTATCTCTTTCCTGTATTACAAAGATACGAAAATTTCGGGGAACTGCAAAGAAAATATCACTTATTTTTCAAGAAAATACAATTTATTTTTATATTATAATTCACTGACATACAGAATAAATAAAAGACAAATACAAAATTATATTTGTATCTTATTTTCAAAACAAAACAGAAACAAAAGCCACAAGAAAACAACAAAGAGTAAAGGCGGGAGGAATCACGCCGAAAGCAAAACGGAACTTTTTTTGTGTATTGCCGTGGCTACATGGATACTTTTCTTTTCTGCTGATGGAGGAATACAAAAATACATGTATTCTTTGTATTCTCATTAGTTTAATAAATAAATTGATTTTATTATAAAATACTTATATTATAGGTATAATATAACGCCCCTCCCCCCCCCTGAGAGGTACGCCACAAGCGCAGATTCATTCCATCTAAAAATTTTTTCTTTCCGATTTTTCATTCGATTATACACACATTCGTTCATTATAAACCATTATTAACACATTACAACAAATATAAAATCAATAAATGTCTTTTGATATACATTTTATGACGCGTCCATATTCCCTTATACATTTTATCATATACTGATATACATATAATTAGAAAACAATATGAATATAATGAAAATAAATGATTATATTTGTAGTGTTTAATTTGTTTCAATGAAATGATGTCTCGCGGTTAGATATAAAGTATATATTATGTATAGGGGTAAAATAAAGACGGAGGTAACAGATGAGAAGTTGGACTACGACAAGGTAATAGAAGACCTGGTTACTTTGTTTGAAAATTGTTCGGACAGAGGTACGATTTCGACAATATGTGCAAGCAAGGATTGGCATGACAGGATAGAAGGTTTGAAAGAGATTTTGCACGGTGTAATCAAGAAAAGCACATTGAAATATTTCCATGGTAGCGTATATTGGTATAATGGCAAGATATACGTTCCGATCATAAACGATGTGCTTTACCGTGCTTTGAACCTTTACCTTCGTAAGATAGGCGTTGGAAATTCAGACATACTACAAGGATTGAAATATTTGATTTCGGAAGTTTTCAGGTCGTTGAAGCTATGGTGTATGCTGGATCCAGCTTTTCACATACAAGCCTACCGTAACGGCGTGTTGGACCTTACGACGAGGGAACTTCATCCTTTCAGTCCGGATTTCCATGTGATATACCTTCATGATTTCGATTATGATCCAAAGGCGAAGTGTCCTTTGTGGATGGAGTTCCTGAAGACCGTGTTGCCGGAGAAAGAGAGCCGCCATATTTTGCAGATGTACCTTGGCCTTTGCACGTTCGACAGGGGGAAGATGACGGACAAGGTAGAAAACTGCCTGATGTTATATGGCAACGGAAGCAACGGGAAAAGCGTGATATTCGAGACCGTTTCCGGTATATTCGGGAAAGAAAACGTGAGCGGAATCGGCCTGCTATCCTTAATAAAAGGAGGGGACGAACGGATGCGTAACATAGCGGCCATAGACGGCAAGGTGGTGAACGTTTGCCCGGAGGTACAGGCGAAGGACATATCGGGCTACGAGGATGCCTTCAAGGCCTTGTGCAGCGGTGAGGGCCAGTATGGCCGTAAGATAGGCGGCAATGTCTATGCGGTAAGGAATGTGCCATGGCTGATATTCAACATGAACGCTTTGCCCAAGAGCACGGACGGAAGCCATGGCTTCTTCCGCCGGTTCCTATATGTGATATTCGGCTATATCGTTCCGGATGAAATGCAGAACAAGCATTTGGCTTATGACTTGCGTCAAGAATATCCGGGCATATTGAATTGGATTATCCGTGGGGGACAATATCTGAAAAAGAGAGGGTTTATTTTCCCTAAGAGTGGAAACAGTGAAAAAGAAAGGCTCATGGCCATGGGCGAAAGTAATGTGACGATGTCATGGGCTTATGCTCGTGGAATCAGGTGTTCAGCTTCCGTAAAAGGTGAGCTTTTCACTTGGATAAAGGCTTCGGAGTTGTATGACGACATGGTAAAGTATGCAGAAGCGAATGGGTTTGCTCCGGTGGACATCACTTCATTCGGGCGCGCCATGAGCAAGTTGGGTTTTAATGGGGAGAGCCGGAAGCGGACTTCCACAGGGATGCTGTACAAGGCTTATTGCCTGACGGAAGAGGATTTGAATGAGCCTGTTCCGGTTGTTTCGGATATGGAATTGACGGCACAGGACTTGCTAGACCGTGATGTAGAATATGACGAGGACGATTTGTAGGAACACATAAAAAACAAACATAAAAACGCTTATATGAACAATAAGAAGACCATAGCAAGAGTGGGTAACTTTATTGTTACCAAAGAGAATGGAAACGGAATGGATTGGGTGTCTATAAAGGCTGTTTCGGGGTTCTGGACGATGAGGTTCAGGCAGGACAACATGATGTTCCGGATGGTGAATGAAATGGCCGGTGACGAAAACCTGCATGCGTATCTGGAAAGTTGGGTGAAGATGTGTTATCTCATGTCGAACTGCATGCCGGATTTGGACTTTATGGAGGAGTTTTACAAAAGTTATTCAGATTGGTCCGAGAGACAGGCGAAATCAGAAGAGGTTTTGAGCGATGAAGAAGATGCCAAGATTCTGGAGGAGGAAAGAAGAAAGTGGGAGATGAAAAACGAACTTTCGGGAATGAATGATGGGAAGGGATAATATAAAGAAACTCCTATCCCACGTGATGTGACGAATATAGTCAGGCATTACCATTTATTTTGGAACAACATCCGTAATTTTTTTACGGATATTGTTTTTTTTGCTATCTTTGCCGTGAACCAAAGTGATTTATCATGTTAGTAAAGTTTGCTGTTACCAATTATCGTGGATTTTCAGAGCGTATAGAATGGGATTTGTCTCGTCCGAGCAATTATTCTTTTAATGAATATGCCATAAAGGATGGCGTGATAAAAAACGGGATTGTGTATGGTTCTAACGGTTCGGGAAAGTCGAATCTTTCATTTGCACTCTTTGACATAGTGAACCATCTTTCCCAAAAGATGAAAATGGCGGATTATTATGTAAATTTTGCATATGCAGGCCATCAGGATTCTCCCGTTACCTTTGAATATACTTTTAAGTTTAACAATCAATTACTTGAATACATTTATTCCAAACGTCCTAACGGCACTTTGATTACAGAAAAGGTTTCGGTGGACCATCAACAAGTGTTCGAGCGCAATGAGAGTGCACTGTCCATAGATGAGGAGCAATTTCCGATGGAATCGTCCATGAAGGTAAACTTGTCTAACAATGCCAACCATGTGTCTATTATTAACTTCTTGCTTACTTCGTATCCATTGAGTAAAAACCATTATCTTATCAAGTTGCAGAATTTCGTATCGGGAATGTTATGGTTCAGGGGATTGAAGGTTAATGAATACATGGGGTTTGATTCCATTATCACGAACCTTGACCAGTATATTATCAATCATAACCTGTCGGGGGATTTCGAGAAATTCTTGTATGAGGTCAGCGGGCAGGTTTTCCGTTTTGCCGAACCACAGCCTAACGACAAAATGCTGGTGTGCAGATATGGGGATACCTTGATTCCATTCGACACCGTAGCGTCTACGGGTACCCTCTCCCTTATGTTGCTTTATTTCTGGCTCACCCAACTTGAGAAGGCGTCTTTTGTGTTTATTGACGAATTCGATGCTTTTTATCACTTCAAACTCTCTTTTGAGGTATGCAAACGGTTGTTCAACTTGTCATGCCAGGTTTTCACATCCTCCCATAACACTTACCTGATGACAAATGACCTTCTTCGTCCTGACTGTAATTTTATCATAGGAGATAACAAGATCAAGCCATTGAATGAATGTACTGACAAGGAACTTCGTTTTGGCCATAACATAGAAAAGTTATTCCGTGGAAATGCCTTCAGCCTATGATCCTATTTATATTTGAAGGGAACAAGCGTGAACCTCAGCTTTTCTCTTCCATGCAGAAATTGTTTTTCCCAAAAGGCAATGAGGCTATCATCTGTTCTTTCGGCAACAACATCTATGAGCTTTACAGGAAGATGCAGGAAATGGATGGGGTTGGAGATGTGGTGTCAATTCTTCGCGAGAAATCGAAAGACAAGGAGGACAATCCTTTTAAGGATGTCGTATCCTCTTCCGATTTCTCGGAGATTTATCTTTTTTTTGATTATGACTTCCACAACAGGAATTATACGTTGGAGGAGCTTAACGTGAGGATTACGTCCATGTTGTCTGTTTTTGACAATGAGACGGAAAATGGGAAACTTTATATCAACTATCCCATGGTGGAATCTATCCGTTATACCAAGTTGCTGCCTGACAGCCAGTATTGGAGTTATACGGTATCCCGTGATTCTTGTGCATCTTTCAAAAAAATATCGGATTCTTTTTCGGATTACCAGAGCCTTGACTTTATCTGCCTTCCATCGAGGCGTGAACCGACAGAAAGCGAACTTCTGAGATGCTGGAATAACTGGAATCTTTTGAAGGTCCAGAATGTTTGCAAGGCTAATTATATATGTTCCGGCCAAAATTGCCTGCCGGATACGAAGGAAAACATTTCACAGAGGTCTATTTTTGAAAATCAAGTCAAAAAATTTGTGAATAGTGGAAAAGATTGCCATGTGGGCATCCTCAATGCTTTTCCTCTTTTCTTATATGAATATTTTCCTTCTTGATTCTTTCTGTCAGCGTATGCTTTCCGTTACATTGGAAGAAGGGGAACGCCCCGGAGCTTATTACCCGGGGCTCTGTCTGTTTTGTTTGCGCTTGTGCTTCTGGTAGAGTTCGCAGTTGCGACATGAGAGGGGGAGGTAATAATGCACCGTCCTGTCTTCTTCCTGCACTTCGTCTTTTTTCATTTGCTGCAGGTCGGCGTACTTGGCAAGTATCTCCACACGCTTAGGGTCTGTCTTAGGCAGGGCGAATGCGGTCTTGAGCATTTGTTGGAGCACGTCTTCTTTGGTGAGCAAACGGGTCTCTTCGGGGGATTCACCCTCGCTTGCGGTTTCTGTCTCGGTTCCTCTCTTTACGGCTGCGGAACGTAGTTTTAAATATTTGGCAAAAGCCGTATCGGTAACGGTCTTCATCAACTGGTCGTTGTTGTACTGGTCAGAAAGGACGGGTTTGAGCTGCCCGGTGACGATATAGGCATCGGTTTCTTTCCACCCCAGTGCCATGAGGTCGGCCATGGCTTTTTCAACTATGGATATTTTCGCCTTTTTGGCCTCGGTATTGAGCTTACGTGAGTATTCTATCATGACGGTTTTATGTTTTGTTTTCCGGAAGTTGAAGAATTGTTTTTCGCGGAAGCCAGTAACGTGGCTTTTTTCTTGGCTATCTCGTCAGCCAAAGCGGCTTCACGATTCTCCTTGTTTTCTTTGAGTATACGGTCATACTCGGCATTGGTGGTATAGATGGTTTCGAGTTTTTCGGCAGCAGTCTGCACGGACATGAAACCATTTTGTACGGCCGATGCGAGGTCGGCCACGACGGCTGAATTATTGATATGGACGTAGGGCTCGATGTAATAGCGCATGTTGAGGTTCCCGAATGCGATGGTGTTTTCCGTTTCCACACCATAACCATATGCAAAAAGCTCTACCATGTCCCTCAAAACATCCTGATATTCCGCAGCATCAATCATCGCCTTTTCGTAGGCCGGGGAATATAATATCTTCAATGCGGCTGCGGGCAAATCCCCGGATTTGAGTTCAGGGGGGATGACTGAAAATGATTGTTCGTATATCATCTTGTAAAGTGTGTCTATCTGCTTCATATAGGATTCAGATGCACTTTGAGAAGAAAGATATGATGCCTTGTCATCGGTCCCCATAGAAAGGGTCTTGATGGTTCCGTTAAGGTCGTGCTGAATGTCCACGCTGTCCCCCTCACTTTGCAAGATAAGTATAGGTTCGCCAAACGCCTGGTTGTTGTGGGCCATCTGAGAAAATGACATCTCATATCCGTCGATGCTGCCTTGAGAGTGAGACCAGCATGCCCCCTCTTCATCCCTCTTGTATGCCACAGGTACACGTTGGAATCCATGCGGTTTTTTCTCACCGACTTGTACATACCCGTCAAGTCCGAATATTCCGATGACCACGTCGTAAACGGTACGCCCCTTCCCCACTCCTTTTTTATAACGGTACATGTATTTCTTGTCCCAAACTTCAAGCCATTCAGCCGTGGTGTTTCCCTCGTCGTCATAGTCGTAGTAGGAACGTGCGAAAAGCGTCAGTTCCCCCGTTATGGAATCATAGTGCGGATAGAGCGTATCCCCGTTCATGTAAGAAAGTGACTTGCATCCCAATACCCTATTGGAAAGATAAAAGACCAAAGCCCCGTCGCCAGTCTTCTTTACGGAAGAGGCCAGTTTGTAAAATTCCACCTCCATGTCTTTTTTAAGCCAGCCTTCGCGGAAAGAGAGGAACTTCTCCTGTTCTTCGTCCGTCAGACGTGCCGCACCCAGTTCAAACTGTATGTCATTCCCGCAGAGATGCACAAGTTGTTTAATCGTAATAATCTGCTGAAAGGCAAAAGCATATCGTGGAACGAGTTCCTTGTATATACGCCTTATCTTTTTCCCCGTATCGTCTCCGTTCTCGTCGTACACGGTTTCTTCTTCCTCGCGATAAATGTCGGGATAAAAAGCCGGGTCGTTAATGGCATGCCCTGTGGGATAGTACTCACGAATGAAGTCTGCCTGCGTGACGATTTCAAATTCCATATTGTCTGCCGGCATAAGGGGTTCTTCAATGGAAGAAAACCTCCCGTGCGATATGTATCCGGACGGACGTATGCGTTTCCACGGACGTTTTGCCTTGATTTCTCTTTTCTTCATATTATCTGTAATTTAATGGGTTCACATATCTCAAAAGTCCTTTCGGGCGATGCCTTCCCGGCTTTTTTATCTCGAATATCATCCGCATGAAAAGGGACTCCATATAGTCGGGAGAATGTCCAACGAACTTTTTCATATCCTGCTTTTTTATGAGACAGAATCCTTTATCGGATGTTTCCTCACTGGCCCGGATACATTTTCTCTCCTTCATAAGAATTTGTTTAAGTTCCCATTTCTCAAACCCCTTTCCGGAGTATTTGCGTTTGAGCAACCTAGGATTGATGGACATTTCCCCGTCAATAAGCTTATGGGCAAAAAGGTAGGCACACTGCGACTTCACGTTGTCGTAGACATAGCGGTATTTGTCCTCCACGGCCTCCCGGTTGTTGAACGGCACGGCCCGCCGGAAGAATCCCTTGAAAGTCTGTCCCAACCCGTTAAGGTCATAGGTGAAGTTTTCCTCCAACACCCCCCACTCTTCGAGTTTGGCTTTCACGGACGAAAGGGAACCTTTGCTATCGTGACGGCAAACGAAAACATCTTGTATATGCCATCCACACCAAAGCCATAGCACGAGGCTGTCTCCTCCCTCGAAGGCCACGTCGCATGAAGCATAACGTTTCCCTCCAGTAAGTTCCGGCATGGAGAAAAACTGCTCCATGTCGTGCATCTTGATGATGTCGTCACCCACGTTCTTGAAATTCCAGTTGCCTTCCAAGTCGCGGGCACGCTGCTCTTCGTCCTGCTGTGCAAGGTTGGCCACATAATTGGGGTCGGATTCGGTAAGTTTCTTGTTATCTTCCAACCTTGCACGTGTAAAAGTGACGGATTTGGTAAACATGCGTGCGCGGTCGTACCCCATTTCCTCATATCCTCCGGCTTCATACAAGGGGTCTATGATAGACTTGCACTTTTCATACACTTCTTCCGGCGTGTCTCCCCAATAGATAGTCTCTACCGTATTGCCATCCATAAAACAATAGCGTATGACCCCGTCGCGTTCCGGTATGGGAAGTCCATCCTCCCCAATCCACCAGTCTATGAATTTCCGTACCCAACTATCAGGGTCAGGGTTGCACGTCCCCCAAAAACGATTCCGCAATCCAAACGCATTACGGTTGTTGGTAATAAGGTATTTAAACTTTTCATAACTTACATGCGTAATCTCGTCAATGCCTATATAGTTATACTGGCGGCCCTGAAACCGTACCTTGAAATCATCGAATCCTCCGGAAAAATAAGAAAACTGTAAATTCCCTCCCTTATTGAAGTTCCATGTCATGTCATTGATGGAACGGTTATAATTACCATGCTGTGAATAAAGCATATAAGAAGTTTTTACCAAATCCCGAAGGTCGTCTTTCTCATTTCTTAGAAGAAGTGCGCAGAAACGGGGATTATACACGTCTTTCAGGGCTTCCATAAGGAGGGTGAAAGACTTTGCCCCTCCCCGGTTCCCGCCAGTGATGAGTATGTCTACGTCTTTGGCAAGATTCTGCTCCTGCGCACCGGGCTGCGCCACGATGCAAAGAGGGTTGTTTTTCCCTTTGTCCCTTTTCCGCAGTCCTTCCACATATTCGTAAGCGAATATCTTTTCTCCTTCTACCGTATAAAATCCTTCTTCGTACATAATCAAAAAAAGGCCTGCAGAACATACATGTGCATGTCCTTGCAGGCCTTGTCGGCTCTTTTCTTATTATGGCTTGTGCAAATATAGTAAAAATCATATTATTTTATACTCTTTCATATAAAAATATGATGATTTATTTTGTATATTCCATTTTCATTCTTATATTTGTGGCATATTCGGAAGATGAATGTTGAAGATACGAAGCAGAGTGAGTATCCGTCAGGATGAAATGGCGCACCAAATGGCCACCTGCCCGCTCTGCGGACAGAAATTAGGAGATGTGACCTACTTGAAAGGCGTATTGATATTACGTGTCAAGTGCCGAAGGTGCAAAAAGTATGTCGATATCGAGGTAACAGGAACAGGAGAATAAAAATATAATAACCGATAAAGGCCAAAGAGCCGTATGGATGCAAAAAGCGTCTGTACGGCTCTTTTTTTTGTTTGATACTTAAAAGACGAAAAGAATGGAAAAAGAACAAATCTTATCCGAGATGGTTGCGAAGCTTGGAAAAACCAGTTTGTCGCAGCGTACAATTTCAGGCTACGTGGAAGGTAACCTGCCGACTGATGGCGTTGAGCCAGACGATGCGTATTGGCAGAAACATGTGGGGTTTCTGAAAAGCCTTGACGGGAATTTCAGCCATGACGTAGCGCATGCCGTAGATGAGTTCAAAAAGAGCTACAAGGCAGACGGGACGGACAGTGGTGACAGAGGCACTAAAGGTGGCTCTAATGATGATTCCGGAAATGCGGGAAGCCATGAAGATGCCTTACTGAAACGCCTTGAAGCCATGGAAGAACGGCTCAAGGAATCGGAAAACCAGGCAAAGAAGGAGCGTATGCGCAAGGAAGTGTCGGACAAGGCCGAAAGCCTGAAGGTAAGCAACAAGGCTTTGTGGAAAGATGCCGTAATGATGGTTGAACTGAACGACGACACGGATGCCGGGAAGTTATTGGAAGAGACCAAAAAGGTCTATGAAAGGAAACTCAAATCGTACATCGGTGAAGGGGCGACACCTTACGGCGGAACACAGAGACAAGTTGGCGTACATCAGGACACGGAAGAAGCCAAAGCCAAACGCGAAGCTTTCAAAGCCCGCATGGAAGGCATGGGCCGTCTTCCGAAAAGAGAGCATTAAAACAGGATAACAAACTAAAAAAGGTAAGAAGATGAGGTTTCAGGAAGGAACATTCAACACCATCGGCCAAAGACAGGCACAGTTTGGCGGGAATTTCCCTGTATGGGCTCGTGTGCGCGAACTATACAAGGGAGGCGGCAAGATAGACGCTTCGCAGTTTGCCCCCGGCACTGTTATCGGTGCCGGTACGATGGTGAAATTCAACGGGTCCGGCCAAGAAGTCGAGATTATCACCGCCAACGGTGTAGAAGGCGTGAAGGAAGTGGACAAAGTTACCGTAACGAGCGGTTGTACTACAAATGGCAACGTCGGCATCAAGCTTAACAACGCCTCGGTGGTGAACATTGCTGTCACAACCGCAGAAAACACCCCCGAATCCGTGGCCGCAAAAATCGCAGCCGGTTCGTTCAGCGGTTGGACAGCCAAACAGGACGGTGCAAGCGTGATTTTCACCAAGTCGGCTTCAGGACCATGCGCTGCCCCAGTCGTGGAAGTCAATTCCACAGGCGTGAAAGCCACGGCAGAAGTCGTAACGGCCGGTGCGGCAGCCAACGGGTCATTGGATGACGTGAACGGGCTGATATTCGAGGACGTATGTATTCCGGAAGGTTGCATACTGGCCACTTGCGCCGTAGTAAGAGCCGGACGTATTTATGCGGACCGGGTGAACGGAGGCGGTATTCCGAAAGCTGTAGAGAAACAGCTTCCAATGATTGAATTTGTCCGTGAAGATTAAAAAAGGAGGCAGATTATGTACACAAGAGGAAAAGAATTTTATGACATTGTGGCCAAAGGCTTGGCCTCCATGGGGTATGTAGACAAAAATGGCGTGAGTGCACTGACCTATTTTATCCAAGACATGTTCGCGGACAAGTACAATGCGGAATCGACTTTCGCGCAGATGGGCTTCCCATTGAACCCCAACCTGCCTATCCGCCCGACTTACGAGCAGATAGAAGCCACCATCCGCCCGTATACCATGGGTACCTACGTGGACATCGACAGCGACGGCAACACAAAATCGACAGATGGGCTGAGCCTGAAAATGGGCGGTATCCCGACATTCAAGCATGAAGTTGTACTGAGCCGCAAGATATTGCGCGAGAAGATGATGCTCATGGACAGCATCGGAGGCAGCACTCCGGAGATTGAAAACACCATCATGGACTTGCTGTTCAACGGTTTGGACGATTTGTTGGGCGGCAACTACAACACTTTCCGTTACCAACGCCACCAAATCGTGTCGAACTTCGGCAAGTTGGTGATAGACGCAAAGAACAACCCCGGCGGCATCCCGTTGGAGATAGATTTCGGTGTTCCGGCAAAGAACAAAAAGGTATTGAAATGGTACACGAAGAACGGCAGCGGAGAAGTTTCACAAGACTCAAAGGTGACGAGCGGAGAAGTCGACCCGATAAAGGAAATGCGCAACATCCGTTTGGACAGCCGCAGAAAAGACTTCGCTCCGGAAGGTCATTGGGAGTGCTCGCTTACCACGTATGAGGACCTTATCGCATTGCCCTATTTCCGTAAGATGTATGTGATGTACGTGCGGCCGGACATCACGGACGCGGACAATATCACGGCATTCGGTGCTTTGGTAGATGACGACACCATCAAGACATTTATCGAATCACGTATCGGAGCGAGAATTGAAGTGGTGGACAGTATTTCCTCGGTGGAGAAATTCAACAAGGAGAAACAGGCCATGGAATATACGTACATGGACAGCTTCAACGAGGGCGTGCTTGTTTACGTGCCGGAC